GTGAAAATGCGCTTCATTAGATGGGTTTTTCCACACCCGGGAATACCGTTGATGGCGGTAACTTTTCCCCTGATGTGTCGGGCAAGAAGGTCAGTTCGTGGCGGTGGAGAAGTTTTAAGGGCAGCCTGCTCGGCTTGTATGTGAGCGATAGCCGCCTGGTTAACTTTCTGGTAGACTCCGGTAGCCCCTGCCTTCAATGTAGTGAGCAGTATATGCATCTCTTCTGAAGGATTAAAGGCGCCAAAGTCGAGGTCAGTGGGCTCAGGCGGTGTATCCTCAACTACGTACGGTATGCCCCTAAGCTCCTGCGCGTAATAAAGATGACCATGGTACGCGGGGTTTGTCAACGGGTGGCGCAGCTGGACGAAGATTTTATAACCCACAGTGTGCGCATGTCTGTAGAGTGGGTGGCTGGCGGCGTTGTATGTGTAGGCCCAAAGCCGGACAGCTTGGAGTTCCGTGATCGAGATATCATCCGAGGGCTGCTGAACCCATTCTTTGAGGGTTTCATCGCTGACAGGCGCCACCGGCTGAGTTGGTGCATGGAAAACGCGGGACCAGTCATGTTTGGGCAGCGAGGTGGGCCCATCTGGCTGGAATTGCGCGTTCCAGGCACCTTCGTCAAAGGCCGGGGGTCTTCCGTTGTCGGCATCTGCGGCGCCAAAGTCGGGTTCTTCCTGCACAGATTGGAATGCAACGCTTGGGTTGTCATCTGGAGTAGTGGATGGGAGAAGGGGGCGCGACTCGGCGACTTGTACTTCTGCAGGTTCGTAAAGCTCTCTCAGCATAGGTCCGGACATCTGGGTTTCCGGGGTGTCATTCGGTGCGTCTATCTCGGGTGCGGTGGGTTGCGCCAATCGGAGTCGTCTAGCTCTCGAACACCTGACGTACCATTTCTTGATGACGTTAGCTGCCATGTGCTTCCGAAACCTGAGCATGCCTTGGATATAGCTTGCAAAACGCTGTTCGTAAGCCGCGAGCTCGATGGCGGCTAAGCGGGCCTGAGCGGCAGCAGTCTGGCGCATGATGGTTAGTGTCTGGTTTATCGTGACATTTCGCCATCTGCCGAACACGCGACGCGCGCGGTCCTCGTTAAGGCGAGCACGCCAAATCGAGCTTAACCGACTCAATCTCGCGTGAACTTCGAGAACGCGTGACTGTGGCCAAGCAGTTGGGTTGTGGTGCAACCGCAGAATCTGTTGGGTTATGTACTGTGGTGTGCCGAACCCGCGGATGTGTGGGTGCCAGGGCGTGAAGCCGCGGCCTTGTCGCCACATGCCTCTTGGCAGGCCAGGACCCCAAACGAGAAACCGCTCCCAGGGGTTGGCGTTCTGAAGCTCTACTATAGTGTAGCGAGCCACAAGGTTTGTTAGAT